CACTTGCCGGCGCGGGCGTTGTACCCATACAGGATTTCTGTATATGCAGAACTTGCGACAAATCCCTGCGCTGTCTTAAACCACACCACGCCTTCGATGTCGTCTACCACCGCCTGCGTGTTCGCGGCCCCGTCGCCAAACAGGCCCGCGCTCACCGTAACGCGAGCGCCAATGGTGACGTAACCGGCATCGCCTGCAAAACTCTGGAACACCGGCAGGCCGATATTTCGCAGCGTCTGCCCGTCGAATTCATAGAATCCGGACGAGTGCAGCCAATACAATTTGCCGTCCAGTTCGGCAATGCTCTGCGGCGCAATGCAGCCGACTTTGCTGCTCACCAGCCGCCACGCGAAGATGAACCCTTGTGGCGGGGGGCCAACGTGTTCGCCGATGAAAAACCCGTTATCCTTGAACACGACGAACGAATTACGAAAGGCGCAGATGCCCCGGATTGGCCCCGGCACTTCCAGCAGTCGCTGATTCCCGGCCTGTGTGGACAATGCGGGCGTCCATGTCGCTGGATTGCGCAGCCCACTCCACCAGACCATATCCGAATAGACATTGCTCCCACCATCGTCCACATCGGCCAGCATGACGAAATCCAGATTACTGGCGATGTAGCGCGCCTTCGGGCTGCTCCCGCCCAAGCCGCTGAAGCCGGTCCCGGTACTGCTCTGCGTGGCGTCCAGATAATTGCAGGCAATGATCTGGTTGCCCCACGCCGCCGCGTTCCACATCGTCGTGCTGGCGTTGTAGCCCGTCCCGCGATTGGTCTTGGTCGCGGACGAGTCATATTCGTCGATGTCCTGCGTCCGGAACACCAGCAAGCGCACCGTGCCATTGACCTGCCGGAACGTCTGCCCGTGCAGGATATTGCTGCCCGTCAATGTGGACGAGCCGAACAGGTTGGCCGTTCCGATGCTGCCGTAAGCCCCATTCTGTAACGGGGCAAACGCGTTCATGCTCGCCAGCGCCCCCGGCGCCACCGACCATGCGTTATCCAGATCGGGCGCGTAGTAACAGGGAACGATCTGCGCCATTTACAGCGGACTATCCGTCAGGATGCTGTACCGCTCGCTGCCGAGCAGCGCCGGGTCGAAGCCGATCTGTGGCGACTGGAACCGCTCGCGGGCGTCCGCGCGCTCGATCTCGCGCAAGGCAGCGTCGAACTTGACCTGCCACGCGCTCGCTGCGCTCAAGTCGCCAAGGAAGGCGAACGCTTCGACCAGACACCCGGCCAAGTAGGCGTCCGGATGGTTCGTCAGCAGATAGTTAGTCGTGTTGCTGCCGTCGAGCGCGACGATCTTTTTGTAGTAGAGCAGCGTGTACGCATACGCCTGATCCGGCGTCGGGTACAGTCTGATCCCGCCCTCCGCGAAGGTGTAATAGACCGGCTGCGCAGACGCCGTGTAGTCCAGCGCGTCACCCTGCTCCGTTGTGATGAAATCCAGAGTTTGCGATACACCAGTAGCGGGCGTGTAGCTGAACGTGCGCACGGCCCGGAAATCGGTAGGATACGCCAGCGCCTGATTGTTCGCGGTAAAGCTGCCCGTCGCCTTCGTTTCCATCGCCCGAATGCGCAACCGCCGCGCGAACAGCGCCTCTACGCTGTCGATGAACTCATCATCACGCCCGGTCAGATCGGCCCGCCGGGCATAGGTGGCAATGGCCGTCTTGAGTTCCGCATACGTACTGATCGTCATTGCCTGTTCCTCGCCACTGCCATCAGGTTGCGGGCGTACGCAAGCCGCTGCGTCAGCACCTCATCGAATCCAGCCGCTACGCACACGCGGCGCAGCGTCTCTGCCGTGAAGCCGCAGTGGTGCGCCATGTAGGGCATCGTGGCCACCAGCCCGGCATGGCCGTAGAACATGTCGAGCCCCGTGATCGGCCCCCCCGGAGACACGTACAAGACCTCCTCCGTCGGCCGCACATCTTCCAGATCGGGCACGAAAATCAGCGCGTACCCATCCGGCTTCAACACGCGCCGGAACTCCGTCAGCGCCGTCAATACATCGTGCGGATACAAGTGTTCCAGCGCGTGCGAGCAGTAGATCGCATCGAACCGGCCGATATCGCCCATATCCACGATGGACGCCACGATGTCGGGCTTCATGCTCGGATCGATGTCGAGCCTGACCTCCTCGCAATCGCCAAACCCGTACTTCGGCAGCGGATCGTCGCCGCACCCCGCGTGCAGGACTCTCATTCGATCAGCCGCAGCGGATCATCGCTGCCGCCGGGCTGGCGCAGCAGATAGCGATGGAAATTCCCGGAGTATTTTGTTTCTGTGGAATGATGATGCAGGTCAATGTCCGGTAGCACCCAAATCTCCCCGCCTGCGTCGAGCCAGTTCCGGCTGAAGGCGTAATCCTCGCCGTACCACACCCACTTGTGCGCGCCGTGGTTGAACAGGTCCACATGCGGCGCCTGTCGCTCGCCGTAGCACAGCTCGGGATAGGCTTCGATAAACCGATTCACTGCCGCGCGAGTGATCTTGAGAAACCCGGCGGGCACGCAGAACGCCTTGACCGCGCCATCCGCGCGCATCTGGGGCCGCTGCCTGATGTCGGGCAACAGCGCGCCCATGTATTCCTCGGGCTCGCGCTTGAACCGGTACACCCCGGCGACCACATCGCCTTCGGTCTCGATCAGCCGCAGCAGCACATCCGGCGCCCACGACAGATCGTGGTCGATGAACACGATCACATCGGCCTTCGCGTCCAGCGCCTTGCGCAGCATCTCTGCCCGGGCCGCACTGATGTACGGACAGCCAATGCGATAGACGATGTAATGCTCCCACCCGGCCGCGTCCAGCAGCGGGACAGAAGCCGCGATGCTGTCGAGCGTTACCTGAAAGGGACGAGTGACGGTCGGGACGCAAAATACGACCTTGCGCCCCGGCGCGTCAGGTTTCCACTTGCCATCGAACGGACTGCTGATGGCAGTGGAGTTGCTTACACCGTCGCCCAAACGCCCAGCCCGATCAGCGTCGTCTGGATTTCCCGCAGCGTCGCCAGTTGGGTGGCGCCGAAGTCGGTGGAAGTCGCTTGCGCCGACGTAGCGTGGACGGCCGAGGAATAGGGACGCTGCACGACCGGGACCGCGCCGTAGAACGCAACCTTTTCCGTAGCCGACTTGCCGATCTGCGCGCCGTCGGGCGAGTTGTACATCAGTTGTTCATAGGTAGCCATTGCATTTCCTTTCGTTGTCGGGGCGACCCCTTGCGGAGCCGCCCCTTTGCTCGACGGTTAGTTCGTGATCCGGCACGCCCAATAGGGCCGCAGCGTCTTGAAGCCGTAGAGAATGTCGATTCTCATCAGCATCTCGTCGTTGCGGATATCGGACGCCTGCCACACGCGCAGCGACAGCCCGTCCTGCGTCATGCGCACGCACTTGCTGGCGTCGTCCATGATCGGCAAGTCGGCGGTCACGAACGCGAACGCATCGGAGTGATACATCAGGTTGTTCCGATACGAGGTCGAGGCCGAGCCGGAGAAAGCCAGCGTCTTGCTGTTGAAGTCCGTCAGCGCCAGCGCCGCACCTGTGGACGAACAGACATTCCGCTTCGCAGCGGTGCTATCCGTCAGCCCCAGATAGATCGTCGGGGACACCGTGCAGCCCGCGCCGGCCGATGTCGCCGTGACCGTGAACTGTTGCAGGTGCGCGTACGCCTGCTTGGTTTCCGGATGGCAGGCATAGACGCCGGCAATGGTGAACACGCTGCCGACCGCCGGTGAAACGACCGTCGAGTGCATGTCTACCGTGTTGCCGCCATCCGTGACCAGCGAGGCGCCGTCCGTCGTGCCGGTAACGTCCGAGATGTACGATTGGGTGTAAGTCCGCTCGTTCTCGTAGAACGTCGCCAGCGCCGTCTGACCGATGAAGCCTTCCTTCCACGCCTTCTGCACTTCGGTTTGCGGATGGAACAGCCCCTTGATGCCGTTGGCCACCGACGCCATCGTGATCGAGTCGAACTGCACCGAGCGATTGCCGTCCTTCGGGGCGAGCCCCTGGTTCAGCTTCGCACGGGCCTGACCGAGCGCCGATGTGTCCGAGAAACCAGACGTAACCGCACCAACCACCGTTCCCGGCGTGCCAGCGAGGTTGAAGGTTTCCTTCGTCGCCGTGGTCAGACAGTCGCCATCGATGCCGGACACCAGCACGGCCATCGCCGGTTCGATGTACCGACGCGACAGCTCGTCGATTTCCAGCGTGAGTTCCGCGCTGTTGAAGCGCATATCCACCCCGTCCTGCGTGGCTACGGTAATGGTTTGGGTCGTGCTGTTCTGATCCTGCACGTCCATGATGCGCGAGCCCTGACGCCGGACGTACTGGTTCGGGTCACGAACGCGCAGCGTCGAGCCGATCTTGGCGCCAGTCTTGGCGTACGAGTCGTCATAGCTACGGTTGACCGTGCCGACGAACGTAGCCTTTTCGTGCGCTAGCCGCAAAGCCTCCTTAGCGACCATATCGATGACAGTGTTGGTATTGGACATTGCTATTCCTTCACGCTGCTCTGAGCAGCCTGTGGTTTATCGCCGTCGGGCGATTTGACCCCGCCGCCAATCCACGAACTCCGCGTAACTCATTTTCGACGGGTCTTTCTTACCCGGCGTTGCGGTTGCGGTGTTCACGTTTGCGGCCGGCGGGGGCGCCGAACTCACAGTCTTGCCGGTGGCCACAGCAGCTTCGATGCGGCCTATCTCGCGCACTTGGC